ATGAAAAGATCTTCATACCAAAAATTAAAAGATAGGATACGAGAATTAGAAATAGATATTTATAATATCTTGGAACTTAGTGATGATCATTTATGCATGACTACTAGACTTAAATATAAAGCTTCATACGCAGAGGATAAACAGATAATGCATGGGGATGGGTGCAATGGCAATATTAAAGGAATAATAACTAGTAATGAAGGATCAAAGCCATCAAATACAAGTGATAATACATGCCTTAACTGTGGTAGTGGTATTATTAACTGATTATTGTTAAGCAGATCAAAAAACCCTCGCAGTTAATTATCAAATACTTAGATAAAAAATTACGGGGGTTTGTATTTTTGTTCTATTTAACACTTATTCCTCTTCTTCGAATAGATAATAAAACCTAGAACGCAATATCTTAGATATGCCTGCCAAGCTGTCAGGACTATCGTCGTGCTTAACTTTTCCAGTTTTAAGATACCCGGTTAACTCCTTCATAAACTTACCATACTCAGATAGCGGCTCGAACTCTTCTTTAAACACAAAGTTTTCCATTATAAAACCAGACTGCGCCCATATACGCTCTGTTTTCTTTGTGCTATTCCTTATTCCATATACAGATATATTAAGCCTTTTTCGAAGGTTATTAACAAATAAAGTACCTTCCTTATTATTCTCAACAAATAAATGATCAATACCTAATTCTTTGCACTTAGCGACTATCTGGTCTTCCGTTACTGTTAGGTTTTCTTTAGTAAAGATTACATCAATCAAATACGCTTTTTTATTTATCACCTTAACCACTGGCATTGCCAAGCTATCCTCACCGCTATCAGCAGTATCTATGTAGGCGAATATAGGACAATCTTCTATCTGTTTATTTAGTTCTTTAAAGCGTAATAAATCACCTTTGGGAAACATCAACCCTTCTTTCGTTGTTGGGTCTTGCTGGTATTGGGTGTCATAAACCTTTTCATTAGCCTTCTTTAGCTTCTTCAGTTCCTCTACTGTATGCTTGAAAGGCCATAGTGCTTTCTCTTCTCCATCTTCTTCATATAGACACGGAAAACTTAACACCTCCCACTCTTCCGTATCGTTCTCTAATAAATAACCACATAGATCCTGTTCATGAACCCGCTGCATAATGATAATAATAGGGGTATTCCGGCTGTTTACACGGTTCTTTATTGTTGAATCATACTTATTATTAATCAGATCCCTTTTAGTATCAGAAGTAGCATCATCCGGTTTTATTGGATCATCTATTATAATAGCACCCCCAAAACCTTCTTTTGAATCTATATGAGATATAACATCATTAATTGAATTAATATCCTCCTCTTCATCTACTTTACCAGCTCCGAACCCAGTCACCTGGCCACTTGACGAAGTAGCATATACGCCACCACCATTATCAGTGTACCATTTCTTTTTACTCTTGCTATCCTTCTTTATATCTATATCAGAATATAGCTCTTTATAAAAATCCTCCTGTAATAAATCCCTTATCTCTTCTGAGTTATCAAGTGCTAAATCATCAGAATATGAAAGATGTATAAATTTTGCTGCTGGATTGATAGATAATGCATGGGCTACAAAGTTCTTTACAGCTAATTCGGTCTTGCCGTACCTTGGAGCAATGTTTATCATTAATCTAGTGCAGTCACCTTTTAAAACGCGCTCCAGTGCATCACATATCTTTTCGTGATGGTGATTAATAACAAACTTTCTATTGAATTTCTTCTTAAAAAAATAACGGGTGAAAAACAATAATGACTTATCGCATTTTACCCGTGCTACTTTGAGTTTCTTTATTTCGTCAGTGGTCATACTTCATCTTCTAAAGCATCACTTATATTTTTAGCTTCTTCTTTACTTACTTCTGCATTATAACTAACTACAGATCCAGTTTGTTTTACATTATCACTAAGACCTAAATCCCTTGCAATAATGTTAGCATTGAACACTCCAACAGACGCACCTTCAAACTTTTGCGTATAAACAATTTCTTTTATTTCCTTAACGACCCCGAAATATTCTTCGTATCCTTTTGCTCCTCCGTAATTACTTAATGTATCCTGAGAGCATCCAAGAAATATACAAAGTCCTGATAATGTGTAAGGTCTTGATGTTTCTACTTGCATGCATTGTCCCGCCATATCACCAGATTTAACAGGCTCGTTTTTTATCCATGGATTATCATCACAATGTTTAAAATATTCACATGCAGCTTCAAAAAGAATTTTAGGAGTTTCAAAAAGCTTCTCTTTGAACTTTGTTCTTTTTAAGTAAAAATTATTTCCCTTCGGTGCTGGCATATCGGCGGTTTATTGTTGTTATCCTTCGTTAGATTCTGATTTACAAGATAAATTAATTTCACTTTCAATATCCACAACTTCTTTTCTTAATTTAATTACGCATTTCAGGTGATAATTAATCTTATCATATTTTTTAGATAATTCGTTTATCTGCTCTGTTCTTTCTTTGTATAATTCTTCTTCTTTCATCTCTCTTTATTTGAACTGTAAATATACGAATATTTGATGAATAAAAAAAAGCCATCATGCGGATGGCTTTTAAATATCTTAATTCGAATGAAGAAGGTAACTTTAAATTTAAATAGTAGTGTGAATAGATACTACTTTTTAATCTGCTTTATCTCCTTTATGATTCTATTTTGCGCAAAAAACATTAATGCGGCCAGAAATGAAAAATCTGTACTATTTCCAATTGCTAATTTCTTGAATTCTGAAATTTCAATTCCATTAGATGACATAATCATAGCTGTTATGAATGATATAACACCAAAAATAAAAAATACCATACCCATGATTTGCGTGTATTTTTCACTATTAAATTTACTCATTATTTATCTTTTAAATTATTAATAATTGAATTGTAAATATACGGCTTTGCTTGTTTAGAAGCAAACTAAATAACGATTACAACATATCTTGCAGCGGGACTTCTTCCCAAGGGTACGCCCCATGTCCTCCACTATTACCGCTTCCATAAATCCATCTAAGAAGGGCGTCATATGCACCATCACCAATATCTTTTCTTAACTGGTCTAATGCTGGTTTTTCAGATTCAGTAGTTCCGGCAGGATACGAGCCGCCGCCTGAAGTAGTATCCAAATTACTTACTCTACCCACATACGTATGATAAAATTCAGCTGAGGAATCAGTCGCTTGCCTAATCTTCACATCTCCGGCCTCAGTATAGGCCATGAATGAAATATGGCATTCATAACACTGTGTCGGTAATACAGTATTAATGCCTTCGTGGTGTGATACTGCACCACAGTTCTCACATACAATAGTTCTGTACGTAGTTGAAAATGGATCTCCTTCTTGTTGAGCATTTAAATTACTAGACATTCCAAGGCTAATTAAAGCCATTAGGATAAATAAGCTTTTTTTCATGTTAATAATTTTAATTAAAAAATGATAATATAACTAGATAAGAAGAAACTATAGTTGCGGATAGCAATACCCATAATGATAATTCAACTATTGTAGGTATCGTCTTTATTTTAGAATTTAGAATTCTATCAATGCATTTATTAATCATCTCTATAGGTTTTAAATTAAACATGTTCAAATATAACTCCTTTATTATTAAGAAACAATATAAATAAGGGTCATAAAAAAAGCGCCAGGATAACCCGACGCCTAAAACTATAGAGATGAAAACTAAATATCAAAATTGCTCCACGTTTGGAGCGTCCCAGCTTGGAAATGCGGTCAAGCTTAAAACGAATAATCAACTAAATGTAAATTGATTTATTAATTAACTGGGATTACAAAGATAGAAAAATTTCAACTCTATGCAATAAATTATTAAAATGATTCATGCACTTTTGTTATAGGGCATTTTGAAGAGGGCAATTAGTGGGTATAGCATCATCGTGATTCCACTCATCTTTATCTGCGTCATATACTGCACCATCAATAGTGCCAACATAACCGTTAATCAGACTACATTTATAATATCTACCGCCATTATCCACAGTACCTTCAACATAAGCATTAGGACATTGTGAGCAGTGTTTAACTATCATTGTGAATTGTTTCATAATAATAACGCACCCTAACAAT